GACAAAAAAAAAGAAAGATTTATAAATATATTAACTCTTTTCGGAAGTTTTTACATCTTTTTTAGATTTTTGTTGACTCTCCATATATCTTTTGCAATTAGGATCCCAATATTGTGGATCTCTCACACCTTTGACAGCTTCGATAGCGTCTAACATTTCATCTGTGATAACAAGTTTTGGCATAATTAAAGATCCTCGTAGATTGTAAATGTTATTCTGATCTGAGTTTGAAACTTACCTTCTGGACTTGAAGTAAGAATTTCATTTCCTACAGGTGCGTCAAAAATAACATTAGATACTGTAATTCTATTGTATAAGTCCCTAAGTCTTTTGCAAATTGTAAAGTTAGACCCTGCTCCAAGACCTTCCTCTGTAAAAACATTAAGAAGAACTAAGCCAGTAATTAAATTATGAGAATTACTAGAATCACCTTGAGTTAAATATGTATTGGCTCCAAAGCTTGTAATACATTGAACAAAAGTATCCTCTGCTGTTGAATCAAAGGTCATGTTGTTAAATACAACAGGGATAGCAGGGCTTGAAGCAAGCTCTGTGGCTAACCTAGCCTCTATTGTGGATCTAACTGTATTTAAATCAATAGCAGCCATTATAATCTCCTTTTGATTCTTTCATATTCTTCTAAAGACCATTTTTGTAATTCTTTTCCAATAAGTTCTGGAAATCCAGCAACAGTGCCTTGTCTTGTCCTATATTGTTTGCCCCATGATTTTGGTAAGTTTGTTCCAAAACAAACAGGTTCTGCATAGGGTAAGTTATTAGTAACAGTTCCTGTTGTTGGTTTTATATCTGTCTGCCATGCGTTTCTTAACTGTCCTCCTCCTTTTGGTTCGCCTTCATAAACAACTCTGACTGGAGTTGCTTTCTTTACTCTTGCTGTCCACTCCAAAGTAGTTGCCTGTACAAGAAATACTATTGCATCTTCCATTACATCTGGAATCTCAGTTATAGATATTTTCCTTGTCATGTTTACCTCAAGATAAGATCAAAGCTTACTGGCGTATTATTTTGTTCATTTATAACAACTTGAATAATTTTAAATTCAACATTACTAATAACTACTCTGTCTTTTGTTGTAGGGACAAAGGTAATATCACCAGCAGATATAGTAAGCAATTTATCCTGTGACTCAATCAAATCATTAACTTGATTTCTTGAAACCCCACTTAATGCACCTTTAATAGTTGTATCAGATGTAGATTCTGAAATAGCTCCAGTAGTCGTATTGTATGCCCCTGCTGTAACTTGTCTGATAGTCACATCACCACCAAGCTTTTTTAGTGAAGCACTAGCAGCTTTTTTTAAGGCATTAGCAAGACTCATAAGAAATATGCAATTACTTGTCCACTTGCAAGAGTAATACTTGTTATGACCCCACAGACCTCAGATGATGCCTTCATTGTGATGCCATTAATAGTTGCTGAACCATTTTCTGTGATATTCTCAGCGACAAAGGTTGCCTCTGCATCTGTCAGACAATGCACCTTACCAAATCTGCCTGTATGGGCAGCCGTATCGGTAATAATGATTGCTGCTGGATATTCGTAGCCGTAGCCCATTTTCATGACCTCTTGATTGATAAGTTTGCTCTTCCACCTATTCTAATACCCATTAGATAGTGGTCAACGATTGGTGGTATTCTATCTACTCCTACTGAGCCATAGAATCTTGGGGTAACATTTATATTTCCAATACTTACAGCTGCAAAATCCTCCAAGCCGCTTAGTTCCAGTCCGTTCCTGTTGTTGTTTAGATATACAGCCAAGATGACCTGTGCGTGTTTTACTCTGTCTGGGATTTCAGTATCAGTGTAATAATCAGCAACTAATCTATTTGGAAAACTTAATCCATACAGGTTAGTGTATGTGTCAGGTTTCCTTACTCCTGATCTAGGCCACTCCAAAGCTTGAGTATCAGATACCCTAGCTCCTAAAAACTTCTCTCTGTCAATTCTTTGGGCTGCTGTAAACAAAGCTCTGTTTTTGTTATCAGTGCTTGAGTTATCCCATGCCGCAGCGTCATCACTAAGAACAAGCCCTTCAATAAAAGAGTTTGCGTCAGATAGACCTATATAAGTGTTTGCGTTTGCACCGCCAACAGTAGCATCAAGAGTTATCGCCATTGAGTTTTACCTTTTTGGGCTTAGATTTTGGTTTTGGCTTTTCTAGGGTTTGAGTGAGTGAAGCTGCCTTTTGAGCAGCCTCATTTCTCTCTCTCATACGCCTAAATGCGTACATAGCCATTAGCTTGATGCACCCTTGAGAGCAACAAAGTTAATAACGATTGCTTGGCTTAAGTTACCAGCAGATACGTTAGAAACTGTTACCGCAAAAGAGCCAGCAGCAATACTATTAGCGTTTACAAGGTATGAACCAGCAGTTCCAGCAGAACCATGACAAGCCACAACTACGTCTGTTGCTGCAATCTTGCTGTTAGTTACTGTGAAAGTTACTTCTGTGCCAGCGTCAAGCTGTGCATTGTTCATTGTGATTTGACCAGACTCTGTGTTGAGTGTGACCCCAGTAGATTTGGAACTAGCCTGTGTAACAGTTCCTCCATTTGTTGTACCGACTAAAGAGCCAGCAGTCACTTCAAATAATGATGGCATAATAAAAAATCCTAGTTATAGTAAGGGTTTTGGGCTAGTCTTGGTTCGATACGTTAGTCGCACGAACTATGCCGATATTCTTTGTCTCGTACACTTTCGACCATGAACCAACTGTCTCCAAAACTGTTCTGTTTGGGTTAACTGTTGAAACTGCGTACTTAAGACCTACTGGGTGATAGATGTAGTGGAGATCCACTGCCATAGCTTCCTCAAGGGCAAGAATATCTCTATCAGTTTGTGTTCTGATCGGTGCTTGCTCCCCAGTTACTACCGCCCCCTGAGTAAAGAAAAATGTTGAGTACTCTGTGGACGACCCGCTGCCAGTGGTGGGAATATCATCTGACACAATTACTCTCAATCCCATAAAGGTATTAACAGTAGGATTTTCAAATGCTCTTACTGTGCTACCACTTGTTGCATCTGAATCTGGTGCACCAGTGTTGTCATAGATACGATCAATCGCATTTCTCTCAACTAGGTCATAGAAAACCTTTGAGTGCATTGCAATAGCTGTTAACTTACCACCTTGATCGCCTAATAAAGCTTGTGCTTTAGCAACGTGTCTTGGGCTGAGAACAGTTGGAGTATCGCCTGATTCAGAGTCAATAGTTAGATCGAATAATGCAGAACTGCTAGAGTTTGCATTGATTGAACCAAATGCACCAGTTAAGCAAGAATATAAATCCTTCTGTTTCTGGTTGTTGACATAAGCAGCCATCTTCTGAGCAATAGCAGCCATTGGATCAACGCCACCACCAACTGCAAGAGCAGCTAAGTCTCTTGAACTAAAAGCTCTACCTCTGTGAAGAACAGCAGCGATCTGGTTATCTGCTGTGATCTTTGCTGGAGTTAATGATGTTGAGTCTGTTAATACTTCAAAATCACCTGTTAAGTTTGCTTTGTAGAAAGGTATTTTTACAAAGTCACCGCCTCTTTCTGCGGATAAATT